GCCCACACGGTGCTGATGCAGTTCGCCACCCGGTGGCCCGAGTCCATGGCGATCGCCGAGCTGGCGTTCGCCGAGGCACCCCAGCCCGGCCAGGTCGAGCTGGGCCACTTCGAGAAGGAGAACGACGCGATCTTCGCCGAGCCGCTGATGAAGAGGATCGACGAGCAGTCAGCCATCCCCGCGTGACCAAGGACCAGCCAGTCATGACCGCCTTACCGAACTGCCCGCCCGACTGCCCCTGCCCACTGGCCTGTCAGTCAGACCCCGACGATGCTTACGCCGACGAGATCGAGAACGAGGAGGACCAGCCATGCGGCCAGTGATGTGGACGCTGATCATCGCCAGCGGCTTGGCGGCGCTCGCCCTGAGCTTCCAGGGCCTGGAGGGGCTCGCCGCCTTGGTCGGGCTCCAGCCGTCCGCCTTGTTCCCCATTGCCGTCGACATCAGCACCACCGCCAGCACCATCGCCTGGCTGTCTGGCGGCCACGCCAGCCGGACCGGCAAGTACCTGGCGCTCGCCAGCATCGTCGCCAGCGTGGCGGGCAACGCCACCTTCCACCTGATCGCCCTGGCGAACGGATACGCCACCCTGGCGAGCGTGGTGGCGGCTGTGCCCCCAATCATGCTGGCCGCGCTGGTCCACCTGGGCGCCCTCCTGGCGACTCCGCCAGTTGCTCACCAGCAGGCTGGCGACGCTGGTGACAAGGCTGGCGAAAAGCTGGTGACCAGCGAAGACGTTCACCAGGAGCCCCGCCCGGAGATCCAGCCGCCGCTGCCGCAGCCCACGCACGCCCAGACCCCGGCGCCAGACCTCGCCAGCCGGATCGCCAGCATCCGCCAGGCCGCCAGGGACGCTGGCGAACGGGCGCCAGGTCGCCAGGCCCTCGCCAGTGAGTTGGGCGTGACGCCCCACCAGGTGCGCACGGCACTGGAGGAGCTGGCGGCCCGAGGTGGCGACTCGCACCAGGACTCTGGCGACGTTCACCAGGAATCCCGCCAGGCCTAAGGACCAGCCGAACTCATCAAGGGAGATCTCGATGGAACTCACCCAGGAGCGCACTCAAGCCGAATGGGCCGCCATGGGCCAGGAGGGCATGACCCCGGTCGTGCTGGAGTACCTGACCCGCCACGAGGCGCCCCCGCCCGAGCTGCACGCCGCGTGGACTGCGGACCTGCGCGTCAACGGCACCACTTACACCGAGGATCCCCAGGTCAGAGAGGCCTGGATTCAGAGTCTTCACCCCGCAACCCAGCGATCGATCCGCGAATACCAGCGCAACTACCCCCAGGAGGGCTGATCATGACGATGGCAACGGCCGACAAGACCACCAAGCAGCTGATCCACGCCCAGGTTCTGCTCCAGGATCACCAGAACGCCCAGCTCGCAGCCCTGCGCGCCGAGGTCGCGGCCCTGTCCCGGGCCGTCGGCGAGTTGTCCCACACTATCGGCCGCATGAAGTAACTCTGAGTGAGAAACGAAGGCCCCCGGTGATTCCCAGCCGGGGGCCTTCGTCGTGGGAATTACCAAGCCCACACAACGCGCGCGCGTACGCGTCTGCGCGCAATACGCGCGACCCCCGGCGGGAACGTGGGAAAGTGGAGCAATACCGCTTACCCTGCGCAACGATGCAGTGCCTTACACTTGCCAGCGAGGACCAGCCAAGGAGACCGCGATGAACAGCAACGTGCCGATGATCGTCGTGGCGCATGCCCAGCTGTACGGCGGCCGGTACGACGGCAGGTTCACCACCGTGGCCGCGCCGACCTCCTTCGTGCCGAACGAGGTGATGGTGCGAGAGCCCGCGCCGACGACGTTCTTCTCGCTCACGACGTCCGTGACCGAGTGGCGCTACCGGCTGCGGCCCAGTGCTTCGGCGTGTTCTCCCCGCCGGTGCACCACGTGCTCGTCCTGCGCGGCGGTGCCGTTGATCTACGACCTGATCCTCTGAGCTGTTGATCATGCATATTAGGACGATAGGGACCGAACGAGGGGACCAAGGCGATGACCGAGGACATGCGGCACAACCCGGCGGGGGACAACCACCCGACGGTGCTCGCCTCCAAGGCTGAGCGGGTCGTGGTGGCCTTGCAGCTGGCCCAAGGGGGAAAGACCTACCGGCAGATCGGCGCGGCCCTGGGCGTGTCCTGCGGCACGGCACACAGTTACGTGAAGACCGCCATCGCCGACATCACCAAGCCCGCCGCCGAGGAGATGCGCGCCGTCGAGGACATGCGCCTGGAGATGCTCTGGGAACACGCGGCCGCCCAGCTGCAACCCCGCATCGTGCATGCCTTCGACGCCGAGGGCCTGCCGCTGGACATCGAGGTGTACGACGAGGTGCCCAAGGTGGTGGAGGCGGCGCGCAAGCTGTCGGAGTCCCGGCGCAAGTTGTGGGGCCTCGACGCCCCGCAGGCCATCGAGGGCGAGTTCACCGTGGGCTACACCCTCAACGGCGTGAACCCGAAGGATCTGACCTGAGCTGTGCCCCGGCCCCGCAGGGCTCGGTAATGGGTGAAGGACCAGCCAGCGAGGAGACATCATGCACATGGACCACAGCGACTTCATCTGGGACAAGGTCGACAAGAACCCGATGCCCGATGGCCCGCCCGGAGAGACGGCCAGGGAGGCACTGGAGCGCCGCGTCGCCTGGCTCGGCTTGATCTACCGCGACAAGCTGCACTCCACCCGGGAGTTCAAGGTCCAGGTGGCGCTCGACGACCTGACGCCCGCGCAGCAGGCCGAGCTGGCCACGCAAAATCTGTACTCGGTCCTCACCAGGTGACCGTCCTCCAGCACCACTACACGCCCCTGGGTGCCGCCCAGGGGCTCTTCGCCTTCCGGGGTGACGAGGTGGTACTCAGCGGCCCGGCCGGGACGGGCAAGTCACGGGCGTGCCTGGAGAAGCTGCACGCGCTGGCCCTGATGAACCCCGGCATGCGCGGCCTGATCATCCGCAAGACCCAGGTGTCCATGACCAACACCGCCCTGGTCACCTTCACCCAGCACGTGCTGGTCGAGGCGCTCAAGGCCGGGCTGGTGCACTGGTACGGCGGCAGCGCCCAGGAGGCGGCCGGGTATCGCTACACCAACGGCTCCACGATCAACGTCGGTGGCATGGACAAGCCGACCAAGGTGATGTCCTCGGACTACGACGCGATCTACGTGCAGGAGGCCATCGAGCTGACCGAGGCCGACTGGGACGCGCTCACCACCCGGTTGCGCAACGGCAAGATCACGTTCCAGCAGTTGTTCGGCGACACCAACCCGGACACTGAGATCCACTGGCTGAAGCAGCGTGCCAACGCGGGCAAGACCGAGATGCTGGAGTCGCGACACGAGGACAACCCGATCCTGTGGGATGCCGAGCGCAGTGCCTGGACCGAGCGCGGTGAGCGCTACATCGGCGTGCTGGAGAACCTCTCGGGTGTGCGCTACCTGCGCCTGCGCAAGGGCCTGTGGGTCGCGGCCGAGGGCATGGTCTACGAGGACTGGGACCCGACCGTCCACCTGGTCGATCGCTTCGCCATCCCGCAGTCGTGGGAGCGGATCTGGGCGGTCGACTTCGGGTACACCAACCCGTTCGTGCTCCAGTGCTGGGCCAAGGACCACGACGGGCGCCTGTACCGCTACCGGGAGATCTACCACACACGCCGCCTGGTCGAGGACCACGCGCGCCAGGTCCTCAGCCTGGTAGCGCCGGGCGGCAAGTGGATCGAGCCCAAGCCCACGATGATCATCTGCGATCATGACGCCGAGGACCGCGCGACCCTGGAGAAGCACCTGGGCTTGGGCACCAGTGCCGCGCATAAGACCAAGTCGGACGGCATCCAGGCCATGCAGGCCCGGCTCAAGGCCGCCGCCGACGGCAAGCCGCGCCTGGTGTTCCTGCGAGACAGCCTCGTGGAGCGCGATCAATCACTGACGGACGCGAAGAAGCCGACGTGCACCGAGGAAGAGATTCCCGGTTACGTCTGGAATCCGGAGAAAGACGAACCTGTGAAGAAGGACGATCACGGGTGTGACACAACCCGCTACACTGTCGCAGAGAGTGACTTGGGCGGGCAGCTGAATGTGAGGTGGCTGGAATGATCCACAAGCTGTCCGATCAACTTCGCTGGACCGGCAAGCGTCTGCACGACGCTGCCCTGCGCGGCCGCAAGGTGATCCTGGGCATCGGCGGCCTCGGCCTCATCGACGGTGCGGTCTGGCACCAGAGCCTCACCTGGGGAATGATCTCCACCGGCGTCTCGCTGCTCCTGCTCCAGTTCCTCTCCGAGGATGACGTGGTGACTCGGTGAAGTCGGTGTTCGGCGGACTCGCCGATCTGGTCAACCGCTCCCCTGTGCCCCTGTCGCCCTCCGGTCGCGGCGCCAGCGTATTCACCACGGCGGCCTCCCGCAGCAACCGCAGCGCCCAGCTGAGCGCCATGGAGACGGTCTCCACGATGTTCTCCATCACCTCGCTGCTCGCCGAGGCGGTCGCCGCCGTCGACTGGCAGCTGTGCCGGACGCATGACGGCCGGGGCCGGATCGCTCAGGAAGACCCGCGCGTCGTCACCGACCACCTGGCCCTGCGGGTGTGGAACAACCCGAACCCGTTCATGTCGCGCCAGGAGTACGTCGAGACGGTTCAGCAGCACATCGATCTCGTCGGTGAGGGCTGGGGCGTCCTGGACTTCTACGACGCCGCGCAGACCATGCCCAGAGAGATCTGGCCCGTGCGGCCGGACCTGATGAACGTCGTGCCCGACCCCGACGCGTTCATCGCGGGCTACTGGTACGCCAGTCCCGACGGGCAGCAGATGCCGCTCTCGGTCAACGAGATCCTGCGGATCAAGATGCCGAACCCGCGCGATCCCTACCGGGGCATGGGCCCGGTGCAGTCGCTCATGGCCGACCTGGACGGCATCCGTTACTCGGCGGAGTGGAACCGCAACTTCTTCCTGAACAGCGCCGAGCCCGGCGGCATCATCGAGTTCGAGGGCAACATGTCGGACCCGGACTTCGAGAAGTTCACCCGCCGCTGGAACGAGCAGCACCGGGGCGTGAGCAAGGCCCACCGCGTGGCCCTGCTGGAGAAGGGCAAGTGGGTCAGCAACTCCTTCTCGCAGAAGGACATGCAGTTCGTCGAGCTTCAGGACGTGTCCCGCGACAAGGTGCGCGAGGCCTACCGTGTGCACAAGCACATGCTCGGCCAGAGCGACGACGTGAACCGCGCGAACGCGGCCGCTGCCGACTACACCTTCGCCAAGCGCCTTGTGGTCGGCCGCCTGGAGCGGTGGAAGGGCATGCTCAACAGCCAGTTCCTGCCGCGCTTCGGCGCCACCGGGCAGGGCGTGTACTTCGACTACTGCAACCCGGTGCCTGAGGACCAGGAGCTGGAGAACGCCACGATGCTGGCCCAGGCGAACTCCTTCAAGCTGCTCATCGAGGCCGGTGTGGACGCTGACGCGGCCGCCGAGGTATGCGACCTGCCCCCGCTGGCCATGAGCGGGCTGATCGCCCTGCCGCAGGCCCAGCCCGACCCCGTCCAGGCGCTCGCCGAGCGCATCTCCGCAGCCCTCCAGATCGGAACGTGAGATGGCCAGCGACAACATGCAGCCGGAGTGGGTGTCCACGGACATCCGGTGGCCGGACTGGGTATCGATCTCCTCGGACTGGAACGACCCGGGCGGCGTCGACCCCGACGAGTGGACGGCGGTCTGCGGGCGGGACGCCCAGGAACACCAGGGCACGCTCCAGGCCTGTGCGGAGTGGGCCGTCGGGCACTTCAACGATCCCCAGCCGGAGGGCTGACCCATGGCCGTTCCCCCGTACCTGCGCAAGGAGCACCTGAAGCTCACCCCGCAGAACCTCGCCTCGGGTCACACCAACCGGGGCTGGTACGAGATCAAGGCCCAGGCCGACGGCGCGGCCGCCGAGGTCTTCATCTACGACGAGATCGGTGGCTGGGGTGTTCTGGCTGCCGACTTCGTGCGTGATCTCCAGGCCATCGACGCCAGCACGGTGAACGTCCGGATCTCCTCGCCGGGCGGCAGCGTCTTCGAGGCCCTGGCCATCTACGCCTCGCTGAAGAACATCGAGGCCACGGTCAACTGCATCATCGACGGCCTGTGCGCATCGGCGGCCACCGTCATCGCCATGGCGGGGGACACCATCACCACCGCGCCGGGCTCGATGTGGATGGTGCACGACGCGCTTGCCCAGGTGTACGGCAACGCGGCCGACATGCAGCAGATGGCCGACCTGCTCGACAAGGCGAGCCAGAACATCGCCAACATCTACGCCACGCGGGCGGGCGGGACGCTGGAGGACTGGCGCACCGCCATGCAGGTGGAGACCTGGTACAACGCCGACGAGGCCGTGGCCGCAGGTCTGGCCGCCGACGGGCTCACCGAGCCCACCAAGACCCCGGTCGCCGCCAAGGCACCGGCGCTCACCGCAACCGGAGCAGCCAACGTACAGACGACGGCTTCGCTCCTCGACCTCTCGGCGTTGTTCCGCGAGGCGTTCAACCAGAAGGAGGCGGTCTTGTGACCGGCTTGGCAATCCCGACGAGTCCGTCCGAGCTGGAAGAGCTGCTCGCGGACTCCAAGAAGACCGGCGAGATCTTCGCCGACCTGCAGAAGGGCAACGCCAAGCCCTTCCAGGACCTGATCAAGGCGTACGCGGGCAACGTGGCCAAGAAGGACCCGGAGATCGGCGCGCAGGTGCGCGAGCAGGTCCAGCTGGTCATGGCCGACTTCCTGGAGAAGAACGGCCAGGACAAGACCGGCGTCAAGCTCGACTTCGACCCCAACGGCTCCCCCGTCGCGAAGTACGCGAAGCTCCAGAACCCGAAGGCCGCCGGTGCGCCGCTGAACAAGGTGTTCCCGGACCTGACGACCTACCTCCAGGCGGTGTGGAACAAGGCCAACCCCAACAAGGAGACGGCCGAGAAGCTCCAGCAGATCGTCAACTACCAGGAGAAGGTGCCCTCCGAGGGTGGCTTCCTGGTGCCGGAGGAGTTCCGGGCCGAGCTGCTGCGCCTGAGCCTCACCACCGCCGTGGTGCGCCCCCGCGCCCGGGTCATCCCGATGGCGTCGTCCACCCTGCGCTTCCCGAAGATCGACGAGACCTCGCGTGTCTCCAGCGTCTTCGGCGGCGTCGTGGTCTACCGCACCGAGGAGGGCGCGGAGCTGGCTGAGTCCACCGCCGCGTTCGGCTCGATCAAGCTGGAGGCCACCAAGCAGACCGCGCTGGCCCACGTCACCAACGAGCTGGTCCGGGACTGGGGCGCCTTCGGCGTCTTCATCAACGAGATCTTCCCGGAGGCGCTGGCCTTCTACGAGGACCTCGACTTCCTGTCCGGTACCGGCGTCGGCGAGCCGCTGGGCGCGCTGTCGGCGGGCAACTCGGCCATCGTCACGGTGAACGGCGAGGCTGGCCAGGCGGCCACCACCATCGTCTGGGAGAACGTCATCCGGATGTACGCCCGGATGCTGCCCAGCTCGATCTCGCGGGCCGTGTGGGTCGCCAGCCCGGACGTGTTCGTCGAGCTGGCCACCATGGCGCTCAGCGTCGGCACGGGCGGCTCGGCGGTGTGGCTCACCAACGGCGTGGACGCGCCGGTGCTGTCGCTGCTCGGTCGTCCGGTGATCATGGACGAGAAGGCCCCGGCCGGTCTCGGCACCAAGGGCGACCTGTCCTTCGTGGACTTCGGTATGTACCTGATCGGTGACCGTCAGCTGATGACGGTCGACAGCTCGGAGCACGTCAAGTTCACCTCGGACAAGACCACCTACCGGATGATCCAGCGCAACGACGGCCGCCCGTGGCTGGAGAGCGCCATCACCCCGCAGAACAACAGCGCCACCCTCAGCCCGTTCGTGCAGCTGGCGACCCGCTGATCCTGATCGTCCGGCCCGCCAGCAGTCATGGTCTCTGGCGGGCCGGGCTTCGGGGGACCTGACGGCACTCAATCCCCGGCAGGCCCTACAACCGACCAGGCAGTAACGCCCCTGGTCAGGAAGAGGTTCGGACATGTACGCACTCGGCAGGGCCGTGAACGCGGTCACGAGCGCCACGACCGCCAAGGTCAAGGCGGGCCTCCAGAACTGCGGCGGGGTGACGATCTTCGCGATCGGCGCCACGTCCGGTGACGTCACGCTGTTCAGTTACGACGCGGCGGGCAACGAGACGGCCTTCACGGCGGTCTACGAGTACTTCACCCAGGCCAGTGGGGTGTGGACCTCGCACACCAACGCGGGCGCGGCGGTCTCCGCCATCACCTGTGCCACCGGTGGCCTGCTGTGCGTCGAGATCGACGCCCAGTCGCTCCCGGACAACGCCGTCACCGTCGCGGCCTCGCACTCGGCGGGCTCGTTCGTGATCGTCAAGCGGGACCTGCACGTGCAGCGCAAGCCCGCCAACCTGGCGGACGCGAGGGCCTTCTGATGAGCGTCTACAACGAGGCATCCGCCTTCACCAAGGCCGTGCTCGGCAAGTCGGTCAGCAAGGCGTACACGCCGCTGGTGGTCGAGACCAAGACCCTGTTCACCGTGGCGGGCGGTCTGGTGCTGGTCACCGCGATCGTCGGCAAGGTGACCACGGCCATCACCGTGGCGAACGGAGTGAAGCTCCAGGCCAACCCGACCGTGGGCACCACACAGGACATCTTCGCGTCCACCGACCTCGGCACCACCGACACCCCGGCCGGTGACCTGATCGGCATCACGGGCGCTCCGGCGGATGGCCCGACGCTGGGCATCGGCTGTGTGTCGCTGTTCGGCTCGAAGGCGACCCTGGCCGCCGGAGACGCGGGCAAGGGCCTGATCATCGCTCCGGGCACCATCGAGCAGGTCACCACGACCGGCGCCGATGGCGGCATCACCTGGGTGCTGACCTACGTGGCGCTCGAAGACGGCGCCACGATCGTCGCGGCCTGAGAGGAAGACCGATGCCGAAGATCACTGTGCACGGCGGGGCGAGCAACTCGGCTGACGAGAGCGGGGCCTGGGTGCAGGAGCCCATCCTCCCGCAGGAGCGGCCGGGCGAAGGCGCCTTCCACGCCGAGCGCAATGAGGTCGAGGAGATCGAGGTCGACGAGGTCACGGACTACTCGGCCTGCACGGTCAAGGATCTGCTGGCCGAGATCGAGATCCGCAACGCCAAGGGTGCGGGCCTGTCCACTTCGGGCAACAAGGCCGACCTGGTCGCCCGTCTGGTCGAGGACGACGAAGCCAACGCGGACGAGGAGTAGGGCGATGGCGTGGGAGCAGCTGGCGGACATCATGCGCACGGCACGGCTGGAGCATGAGCAGTACGTGAGCCAGCCGCCCCGCGCCTGCCCGAATGACGGTGAGCCACTGAAGGAAGGGCCGGACGGCCTGCTGTTCTGCCCTTCCGACGGCTGGCGGCCGACCGACGACACGATGTGGCACTGATCCATCACTGCCCGTCGCACAACTGAATATCTGCTCACACCTACCCCTCGGGGTTCTCAGCCAAGAAAGCAAGGGCAACGGAATGGGCGTCTGGTACACCACCAGGGACAGCGTCAAGCGCGCCCTGGACATCAAGGCGAACGCGCGCGACGACGCGCAGATCGACGACGCGATCGAGGCAGCCTCTCGCGCCATCGAGCAGAGGACCAACCGCGTCTTCTATCCGTGGACCGGCACCCGGTACTTGGACTGGCCCAATCTCCAGCTCGGCACCAGCTACGTGCTGTGGCTGGAAGAGGCGGAGCTGGTCTCCCTCACCGAGCTGAAGACCGGCACGGCCGTCGTGCCGTCGGCGGACTACAACCTGGAGCCCAACATCCAGGGACCGCCTTACGACCGCGTCGAGCTGAAGCTGAACACCCCCGCCGCCTTCGGGCTGAGTGACACTCATCAGCGAGATGTCACTCTCACCGGCGTGTTCGGCTACACGGACAACGAGATCGTGGCCGGTGCGCTGACCGGTGCCCTGGCCGACACCACGAGCACCACCATCGCCGTGAGCAACCCGGCCGTCGTGGGCGTGGGATCGCTCCTGCGGCTCGACAACGAGCGCCTGAGGGTGCTGGGCCGGAACTGGGCCGACAGTGGCCAGACGGGCACGCTGGGGGCCAGCAACGCCGACACCCTGCTGGCGGTCTCCGACGGCTCGGCCTTCGTGGTCGACGAGACCGTGCTGCTCGACGCTGAGCGCATGCTCGTGACCGACGTGGCCGGGAACAACCTGGTCGTGCGCCGGGCTTACGGCGGCACCGTCCTCGCCGCGCACACCACGGCCAGCGTCTTCCGTCAGACCTCGCTGCTCGTCGAGCGCGGCTCGGTGGGCACCACGGCCGCCAGCCATCTCACCGCCACCACGGTCAACCGCTGGGATCCGCCCGGCCCCATCAGCACGCTGTGCCGGGCCCAGGCGCTCGACACCGTCCTCCAGGAGCAGTCCGGGTACTCGCGCACCGTCGGCTCCGGCGACGCCCAGAGGGCCGCCACAGGCTCGGGACTGGGCGCCCTGTGGTGCCAGGTGGAAGAGAACTTCCGCCGGGTGCGGCTGGGGGTCGTGTGATGGTGCAGCACGTGACCGTCAAGGGGCCGCTGTTCGACGGCTCCATGGTCCGCGCGATCGAGAGCTACCAGAAGGCGGCCACCGAGGCGATCGCGCAGGACGGGGTGAACCTGGTCCGGCAGCGGCTGGGCGAAGTCCTTCGGCACCCGTCAGGCCGCTACCAGGGATCTGTCCAGACCAGCCGGGTACGAGAAGACCTCACGGTGACGGACGGCGGTGTGATCTACGGCCCGTGGCTGGAGGGCACGTCCAGCCGCAACGAGAGCACCCGGTTCAAGGGGTACTCGACCTTCCGGCGCGTGACGCAGGAGCTGGACAAGCAGGCCACCGCGATCGCCACCCGTGAGCTGGAGCGTTTCCGGGGGAAGTTCTCATGACGCTGAATTTCACGGGGCTGGTGTCCGCCCTCACCTCGCACGCGCAGTCCCTCGGCGTGTTCGAGTCGGTCAACGGGCACGAGCCCAAGTCCAAGCCGGGCCACGGCCTCACTGCGGCGGTGTGGGTGGACCACGGCAAGCCCGCGATGTCCGGCCTGGACGCGACCTCGGCCGTGGTGGTGCTCAGCGTACGGCTCTTCTCCAGCATGATCTCCGAGCCGCAAGACATGATCGACCCAGAGTTGATCGACGCACTCGACCTGCTGGTGGCCGCGTACTCCGGCGACTTCGAGCTGAACGACGACTCGCTCGGTGTCCGGTGCGTGGACCTGCTCGGCATGGAAGGCACCTCGCTGTCCTGGCAGGCGGGCTACGTCTCGCAGGACAACACGATGTACCGGGTGATGACGATCTCGGTCCCGCTGATCATCAACGACGCATGGGCACAGGAGGCCTGAGATGGCGAAGCAGAGCGGTCTGGGGGATGCCCTCCTGGTCGGTGGGTATGACCTGTCGGGCGACACGCAGGCCCTGGACAAGGTCGGCGGCGGCTTCAAGCCGCTCGACGTGACCAGCATCAACCAGTCCGCCTTCGCGCGGATCGGGGGTATCAGGGACGGCAGCCTTGAGGTGTCGAGCTTCTTCGATCCGGCGCCGTCGGCCTCGCACCCGGTCTGGGGCGCGCTGCCTCGCACCGACGTGTCGGTGGTGTACTGCCGGGGCCTGGGGCTGGGCTCCCCGGCGGCCGCGTGCATCGCGAAGCAGGTCGGGTACGACCCCAAGCGCAGTCCCGCCGGGGACTTCATCTTCAAGGTGGAGGCCCTGGCGAACGGGTATGGCCTGGAGTGGGGCGAGCAGCACACGCCCGGCCTGCGTACCGACACCTCGGCCACCAATGGCACGGGTGTGGACGGCGGCGCGGCCAGCACCTTCGGGTTGCAGGCTTACCTCCAGGTCACGGCGTTCAGCGGCACCTCGGCCACGGTCAAGCTCCAGTCGTCCAGCGACAACGGGGCCGGAGACGCCTTCGCCGACGTTTCCGGCGGGGCCTTCGCGGCATCCACCGGACGTGACGCCCAGCGGATTGCCGTGACGGGGAACATCGAGCAGTACCTGCGGGTGGTCACCTCGGGCACCTTCTCCAGCGTCACGTTCGCCGTGGTCGTGGTGCGCAACCAGTCGGCGGTGACGTTCTGATGGTCAACCGGATCGAACCTCAGCTCCCCGCGCACCTGATGACCACCTACTCGGTGCGGTCGCCGATCTCCACCCACTTCCGCGCGGCCACGTGCGCCGAAGTGGAGTGCCCGAACTTGGAGCACGGCTGGCGATCCGTGGTGGACGAGCGCACCGACCTCGGCCAGGCCCAGGCGTACTACATCCGTCACGATTCCGGGCGCCGGTTCCGCGAGGAGTACCAGCCTGACGGCCTGACCTCATTCACTTTCGAGGCCGGGCAGCAGTGCTTCGGCAAGCACCAGGTGCGCACCGCGCGCCCCGAGATGTACCTGGTGCACGGCGGGGACTGGCGGGGCAACCCGCGACAGGATGTTCGTCAGCACACCAGTGCCGACGACTGGATCGACGATTTCGCCGAGCATCAGCAGACGCTGGCCGACCGGCTCGCGCAGGGATAGGAGACAACCATGGCCAAGCAGAGTGGTCTGGGCTGGACGACGCTCAGCGTTGATGACGCCGCCGCCGCCGCCCAGGACATCCGCAACGACGTGACCGAGTTCAGCTTCAGCACGCCGCGTGCGGTGCAGGACGTGACCGGCATCGACAAGTCCGCGATGGAGCGCATCCTGCTGCTGGCGGACTTCTCGATCACCCTCAAGGGCGTCTTCAACACGGCTGCGAACAAGTCGCACGCGGTGCTCAAGACCGTGCCGTCCACGAGCGTCAACCGCACGGTGTCGCTCGGAATCGCGTCGCAGACCCTGGCCAACGAGTGCCTGTTCACCGACTACTCGCTCAAGCGCGCGGCGTCCGGCGAGCTGACGTTCGAGGCGCCTGGCGTGCTGTCCGATGGCACCGTCCCGACCTGGTCTTGATGTGGTCGCCCCGGCGGTGGGATAAACGCCGGGGCGCCGCAGGGCACTGTAGCGAAGGAGATCGACATGGGCTACTCGCCCGAGCGCACCGTCTACAAGCTGGACTTCACCGGCACGGAACACGAAGGCCTGGAGATCAGCGCCTACGCGCCGTCGGTCGGTCTCCTGCTGGAGGCCAAGCGGCTGATGGAGCTGGACGGCGACCTGCCGCGCGCCTACGCCGCCTTCCTGGACCACGTCGAGAGCTGGAACCTGGAGCTGCCGGATGGCACGGCGGCCCTGCCGGTGATGGAGGACTTCACTCGCTTCGAGAGCCCCTTCATCAACAGCGTGGTGGTCACGTGGATCCGTGGGAGGGCGGAGGTCTCCGTCCCTTTAGAACGGCCGTCGAGCGATGGCTCGCCGGAGATGTCGATCCCGATGGAAGCCCTCTCGCCAAGCCTCGCGAGCTGACAGAGGCCCAGATGGTGATGGCAATGTGCCGGGACTTCGGGTGCCTGCCCTCCCAGCTCTACGCCGAGGACGCGCGAGTCATGCAGCAGTGGGAACTGGACCACCTGGTCCGCGAGGAGGAGGCGAGACGCCATGGCGAACGTCGTTAGCATCCAGGTGTCCGCCGCCGGGTCGACGGCAGCCAAGGACGTCAAGGCCCTCAGCACGTCGGTCCAGTCCGAGGCTGAGAAGGTGGGCAAGGCCGCTGGGGACGCGCTGACCACCTCGTTCGATACAGCTGCCAAGCAGGTCGATGCAGGATCTGGTATCGACCACCAGCGCTCAGCAGTGACCAACTCCAGCGGCAAGATCGGTCACGACGCTGGCAAGGAACTGGCAACCGAGTTCGACCAGCAGGTAAAGCAGGTCGACGCCTCAAGTGGCATGCGTGCAGATGCCTCGAAGTTGAAGTCCGAGGCCGGGAAGTCGGGCCGGGACTCCGGCAAGCAACTGGCTGACGAGTTTGAGGGCGAGAGCAAGAGCGGCCTCAAGAACGCCGGTAGCGAGGCCTTCGGGGGGTTCGCCGACGAGTTCAAGATCGGTGCGGCCGGAGTGGGGATCGCGGCCGCCGGGTTCCTCGTGGACTCCTTCAACGAGGGGTTGGACTTCTCCAAGACGAAGAACGTGCTGGCGGCCAGGCTGGGGCTGGTCGGTCCTGATGCCCAGCGGGCTGGTGATGCTGCGGGCGCGCTGTGGACGAATGGGTTCACCGATACCGCAGAAGAGGCGGCCGACGCGGTGCGCTCCACCGTGTCGGGCAAGCTGGCCAGTATCAACGACGGCGGCGCGGTGCAGCGGATTGCCGGTCAGCTTGCCGGTCTCTCCAAGACCACCGGTGAAGACATGGACAGCATTTCCAGCGCTGTGTCGAACATGGTTAAAAACGGGCTGGTCAAGAACTCGCAGGAAGGGCTCGACCTGGTCGCGCAGGCCTTCCAGAAGTTCGGTCCGTATGCCGGTGACGTACTGGACACGATCAAGGAGTACAGCACTCAGTTCAAAAACCTGGGCATCGACGGGCAGACCTCGATGGGCCTGATCCAGCAGATGGTTGACCAGGGCATCGTGCCCTCCACGGACAAGGCTGCCGACCTCCTGAAGGAGTTCAGCATCCGGGTGCACGACACCAGCCAGACCTCCCAGGACGCTTTCAAGCAGCTGGGGATCAACCAGGGAGACTTCGTCAAGCAGCTGCAAGAGGGCGGGCCGGTGGCCGAAGGGGCCATCCAGAGCGTGTTCGACAAGCTGTCCAGCATCAAGGACCCCATCCAGCGGAACAAGATCGGTGTCGAGCTGATGGGCACGCAGTGGGAAGACACTGGCGGCCGGATCAACGGCATTGACCTCAGCAAGGCGCGAGGCGAGATGGGCAATACCCAGGGGGCGGCACAGCGCATGACTGACGCGGCCGTGGGATCAGCAAACACGATCACTGCGCGGTTCTCCCGGATGTCACGTGACGTGAGCAACTACATCTCTCAAGTGAACGACGCGTTTGGACGGCTCCAGACCGTGGGGGCTCAGGCACAAAACGTACCCACACACCTGAAGGCCACAGGCTTCTTCGGCGGGCTTGGTGGGCTACTCGGCTTCGCCACTGGCGGTATCACGGGTGGGTTGGACCACCGAGCAGATGGTGGTGGGTCGGGTGGCTGGACGCAGGTCAACGAGCGCGGCCCGGAGATCGTGAAGCTGCCCTCGGGCTCGATGGTGTACCCGACTGGGCAGAGCCAGGGCATGTTGTCGTCCGGCGGTGGTGGTACCTCGATGGTCACGATCAACCTCACCGGTGCTGATCGTGACCTCATGGACTGGCTGAAGAACAGGATCCGCATCGACGGCGGCGGCGACGTGCAGACCGCCCTGGGACAGAGGTGAGTGGCCAGTGACATTCCCCGGAGTGCCCGAAGACGTCGTCGCGGAGATCTTCGTCAACAGCGCCTGGACCGACATCAGCGGCGATGTCCGGGTGCAGGATCAGGTCCAGGTGACCTACGGCTTCCCCTCGGCCACCAAGTCGTCGGCGCCGTCCCCCTCGCGCTGCACCTTCACCGTGGACAACCGCACCGGCAACTACAGCCCCCGCAATCCGCTGGGGGCCTACTACGGCTCTCTGGGGCAGAACACGCCGCTGCGGGTGGCCTCGCGGGTCGCCAAGGACTCGTTCACCCGCACCACGTCGAACGGCTGGGGCACCGGCACCACGGGCCAGGCGTGGACGACCCCGGGCACGGCGTCCCTGTACGCGACCACCGGCAGCGCCGGGACCCTGTCGTTCACGGCCGCCAGTCAGTCGCTGCTGGCCTATCAGGCCGGGCAGGTGTTCCGGGACATCGACGTGTCCGCGTCCTTCACGTTCCCGTTCAGCAACGTCCTCGGCGGCTCGGTGCTGTGTGGCGTGCTGTTCAGCGGCATCGCCGCCAACGACTACTTCATCGCGCGGCTGACCATCACCTCGGCGGAGGTGATGAGCCTCGACATCGTGAACGTGAACGCCCTGGGCACGACCACCATCGTGGCCTCGACCACGGTTACCAGCTTCGCGTTCACCGGACAGCAGATTCGGATCAAGGCGCAGATGTCTGGTGAGACCGTGCGCGCCAAGATCTGGCCCGCCGCCAGCGCGGAGCCCTACGCCTGGCTCCTTGCGGGCACTACCACCGAGGGCGACGCATTCAACGCCTACGCGGACCGGACGAAGGGCTGGGTCGGCGTCACGGGGTCCACCGGGGCCGGGAACACCAACGTGACCTTCGCGCTCTCGGTGGACGACCTGGACGTCCGGATCAACCAGTTCCACGGCGAGGCGACTGCCTGGCCCACCGAATGGGATGTGTCCGGCAATGACATCTACGGCAAGGTCGAGGCGGCCGGGCTGCGGCGCAGGCTGTCCCAGGGCCAGGCCACACTGCCCTCGACCTACGCGCGCTCCAACGCCAACACGACCCCCGCCCACCTGCTGTACTACCCGGTAGAGGACGGCAGCGCCGCCACCAGCATCGCCTCCGGCCTCCCCGATGCCGCGCCGATGAGCATCATCACGACCAACGGCACGCCTCAGTTGTCCGCCAACAGCGACTTCAGTCCGGCCTCGGCTGCCATCGGCAAGCCCAACGGCTCGCGGTGGTTTTCCCCTCGGGTGCAGGCGGCCGCGACGGGGCAGATCCAGCTGATCTTCCTGATGTCCATCCCCACCACGGGCGAGGCCACGGACGCCACGCTGTTCCAGATTCAGATGACCGGCACCGTCGGCTTTGTGGACGTGGTGTACACCACCAACTTCAATGGCTCGATCTACTTCGTCTTCTATAACCAGGCGCGCATTGCGGTGGTTACCACTGGCGCAATTATCGATCAGCTCAATGGCATCCCCTACCAGATCTCGGTGCAGCTGACGCAGAACGGGGCGAACATCGATTACGTGCTGGCCGTCCTGGAGCCGGGGCAGGGGTCTGGGGTCTTCTCTGGTGGGACGGTGGCCACGCAGACCATCGGAGCACCGAGAGGGGTTTACGCAGATCCGTACGCCCAGGTGGCCAGCACGGCCCTCGGGCATATCGCCCTGCGCGACAACATCATCAGCATCTTCACCAATTACCTGGCCCTTGCTGCATATAATGGGGAGGGCATTCGCACCCGAATGCGTCGCTTATGTGCCGAGAATGACAGCATTAACTTCGAGCGCACCCGATCAACCCTCAACGTCACGCTGAACCTGGGCGAGCAGCAGCAGCGCACGCTGTTGCAGCTGCTCGACGAGGCCACGGCCACCGACGGGGGCTTCCTGCTGGAGTCGCGCGACATCATCGGGTTCGTCCTGTTCTCGCTGCGGGCCATGTACAACCGGGACGCCTTCGTCACGCTGGACTACTCCCTCGGGCAGTTGCAGCCGCCGTTCAACGCCACCGACGACGACCAGCTGATCGTCAACGACTTCACCGCGTCCAAGGTCGACGGCTCGTTGTACCGGGCCACGCAGACGACGGGCCCGCTCGCGTTCACCTCGCCGACCTCAGGCCAGGGCGTGGGGCGGTACAACGACAGCGCCTCGTACAGCCTCCAGAACGACAGCGACCTCCCGGATATCGCCAGCTGGGCCGTGCACGTCGGCACGGCGGATGAGTCGCGGTACCCCAGCGTCAAGACCGACCTGAGCAAGCTGGCCAAGACCTCGACCCAGCTCTACCTGGACTTGCTCGGCGTGTGGATCGGCGACCGCATCGAGGTCACCAACCCCAAGCAGGAGATCATCCAGAACACGATCTCCCAGGTGGTCTACGGCTATACGCGCCGGTTCGGCGGCATGCACCACACCCTCGACCTGGTCTGCGCCCCGGCAACCCCCTACTCGATCATCGAGGCGGCGACCGACACCGGAGACACCAATATCTGGATCGGTCGCGCGGACACCGACGGCGCGACCGTAAACACCCTGGCCGCCATCGGCGCCACCTCATTGTCCGTGGCAACCCCGTCCGGGCCCCTGTGGACCACGGTGAGCGACGACTTCCCCCTGTACCTCAACGTGGGTGGGATCCGTACCCGCGCGACCGCCTGTAGCGGCGCCAGCAGCCCGCAGACCTTCACCGTGGACGCTCTCGCGACTGCGCGGGCGGCCGGACTGTCCGTGGCCGTCTGGCACCCCCCAGTACCTGGACTCTAGGAGATCATCATGGCGTTCCCCACGTTCACGGCCGGGCAGAAGATCCGGGCGTCCGACCTCAACTCGCTGGCCCCGCGTTACGCCCGGTACGAGCGCAACAGCGGCACGCAGGCGGCCGGTTCCGGCGCCAACACACAGGTCAACTTCCCCACGGCGATCGCCGTCGACAACGACGTGGTCGCTTCCGGCACCAGCAACAACGCCTTCACCCTGGCAGCCCCGACCAACTGGGGTGTGGTGTGGGAGGTCGTGGTCTCGCTCTGCCTGTCGGCGGCCACGGTCACGACCGAGCTGTCCATCGCGACCGGGTCGGCCACCTGGGCCCTGGCCAACGTGAAGGCCGCTGGCGGTACGGGTGCCATCCGGGTCGAGGCGGTGTGCCTGGTGCCGATCGCGGCCGGGTCCACCGACATCGTGACCATCAACCTGTATCAGGCCTCGGGCGGGTCGATCAACATCAGCGCGGCGAACTTCCCCAGCCAGATCTCATTCAAGCGCTGAGGCGCCTCGGACATGGAGAAGCCCCCACCCTGTGCGCAGGTGGGGGCTTCTTGGACACCCCGGGTCAGGAGCTGACGCCAACCCGGGGGCTCGGAGCGCTTTCGGTGAGCACCACGTACTGGCGGCGGGATCGCAAGCCCAGCCAGATGTTCATGCTCACCAGGAACGTCACGGTGAAGGCGATCAGGAAGGTCATGGCTGGTCCTCTCGGTGGTGCCGCCACGCCAGGAAGGCGATAGCGGTGATGGAGATCAGGAGCAGAAAGCCCAGGGCCACCGCGTACGGGGGCGCCAGGGCGATGCTCACGGTGGCGGACTGGAACATCAGGACCGCCCGCCCTCGTCCGGAGGGACGATCAGCGCCTCGACGGCGTGGCGCTCGAAGCGGACCGACTGGGTGCCCGCGACCTTGAAGACGGTGATCCGGCACTCCCGGACCCAGCGGTCCACGGTGGCCGGGGAGACCCGGAGGTAGGCCGCGACCTCCGTCTTGGTCATCCAGGGGCTCTCAGGTGGTTGGTCCATGGCATGACTGTAGCTCGTTGCAGCACCTTGCACAAGGGTGTACGGCCATGGACGCGACAAGGCCCTCAACCCCAGGGGAGGAGCGAGGGCCTTGCGCGTCTCGGACCAGCCAGATCTTCGACATCGCCCAGGATACGGGGTGTCCATGCATCTGGTGCCGGACACCTACCCCATCGGTTGCGACGGTCAGTTCGTCGTCGCAAGGGCTCTGTCGCCATTGCGACGGTCAACTCATGGTCGTGCGACGGTCAGTTCATGGTCGCAAGAGGCGTTGCGACGGTCAGTTCGTGGTCGCACGACGGTCAACTCATGGTCGTTGCGACCACGAGTTGACCCCCTACCACTCAATAGACCACCCAGGGGACCGCCCAGTGAAGAGCGACCGCCCATCCGACCACACAGGCGATCGGCTGCGCCGAGTCGCCGATGGGTGAGGTCGCCCAGTCCGTTGGCCGGAGAGCAGTGGCCGCCATGCGCTTGATTGCAAGAGGCTTGCAATCAGAGGAAAAGGGCGCTAAGCTGATCACATCAACCTGGAAGGAGCGCCATGAGCCGCACCGGAGGATCAATGGCCATCGAGACCCCGTACATGACACGCAACGAGGCCGCCGCGTACCTGCGGGTCTCAGTCCGCACCCTGGACTCCCGGATCAAGGAAGGTCGGGTCCAGGCCTACCGCATCGGCCACTCGGTCCTGCTGCTCCAGAAGGACCTGGACGAGTATGTCCAGCGCAAGGCCTGACAACGAAGCAGGCCGCCCCCGGGACAACGGGAGCGGCCTGATGGGAACTACGAGAGATGAGAACCTGAGATGAATACTACCACAACGAGTAGCCCCGAGGCCAGCATCCTGGAGGCCACCGGCCAGCTGCGTGAGATCCCGCAGCACCCGGGTTACTTCGTCACCCGCAACGGTTCCGTCTACTCGCTCCGCCGCTCGGTCTTCTCCCTGCTGTCCCAGATCCCGATCGAGGGTGGCTACCTGAAGGTCAACCTGGACGGCCGTCGCCGCCGGGTCCACCAGCTGGTGCTCGAAGCCTGGGTCGGTCCCCGCCCCGAGGGCCAGGAGGCTCGCCACCTGGACGGCGTCCCCACCCACAACGTGGTCGGCAACCTGGCCTGGGGCACCTCCAGCGAGAACAAGCTGGACCAGGTCCGCCTGGGCACCCACCGCAACGCGCGCAAGAGCGTCTGCTCCCAGGGCCACGACTTCGCCGAGCACGGCTACCGCCGCAGCAACGGCACGCGCCGCTGCCGCCCCTGCCACGCCACCAACGAGCGCGCCCGCTACGTCAGCCAGAAGAGCGCCTGATGTTCGAGTTCGAGAGTGTGCAGGGCTCGGACTTCCCCGCGTGGGACTGGGCGACCTACCTGCCCCCGATCCGGGACGGGCGCGGAGCCCGCGACCACGCGGCCCACAACCTGCTGTGCATCCTGGCCCGGGTGGCCGACTGGAAGACCGGGCTCGGCGCCTTCCTGTCGGTGCAGAACCTGGCCGACACGATGGGCATGGACGAGTCGCTGATCCGGCGCAAGCTGGCTTTCCTGGTCCAGGAAGGCGTCATCCGGCGCATGTCGGTGGAGGAGATCGCCGAGCGGGGTGAGGCCAAGAAGCGCGCCGACGGCAAGGCCGTGCCGACCGACTGGGCCTCGATGGCCGGGGGCACCCAGGACTTCTACACCGACCGCTGGGACCCCGAGACCAACCCTCGCGCGGTGGCCATGTGGGCCCTCGCGGTTGATGACGAGGCGTTGTGGGATCGGCTGGAGAAGGCCAAGTACGAGCGCCAGCTGGGCAGCAAGGCCAAGGTCCTGGACAAGCACAAGCGGCATAACGCCAAGCGATACGGCACGCCGCCCCTGGAGGCCCCCAGGAAGCCGCGTACCCCCAAGGTGGCCCCGACCATCGTCCAGACCCAGGAAACCCCGCATGCGCCCGCTCAGCCCCAGCAACGACCCAAGTTTCAGCGCGGCATCCCCCCGGTGCCCGCATCCACCCCCGAGCCCGAGCCGATCGTGATGGTCACCCCGGCCGACACGCTGGTCGACTACGTGCTCCCCAAGCTTGTCCTGGCCGCCGGTCAGACACGCCACGCCCACACGGTGCTGATGCAGTTCGCCACCCGGTGGCCCGAGTCCATGGCGATCGCCGAGCTGGCGTTCGCCGAGGCACCCCAGCCCGGCCAGGTCGAGCTGGGCCACTTCGAGAAGGAGAACGACG